CAGTGTTGGTTTGAGACGCACCAGTTGTTGCACGTTGGGTAACAGGAACTGTTGCACCTTGGTCCAAACGAGCCTGTACGCGCTCCATTGCTGCCATACGCTGTAGAATCCAGTCTTCCCAAACTGCCTCGTCTTGCCAGTTCTTTGGTGAAGGCTCCAAGAATAGGGCCATCTCTGTGTTGGAAACTGCGCCTTTGGTCTCTGCAACACGCAGTAGAGCATCATCAACCTTAATGCGCGATAGGATCAAACGGCGTGCTGCGTCTTCGTCACCTGTGAAGTTGTCCACAAAGGCTTTCGCCATGCCACCAAGACCAGTCAAGTTACCACCCGCTGCGCGGCTTTCACGCAGTGCGTTTAGTGCAGACTGATAACTGTACAGCGCGTCATTTGTCTTCGACAGTAACGCCTTAGCATCCTTAGATGCTTTACCGCTTCCAGAGCCTTTAGCCCGTGCAGCCCGTAGACGTGCCTCTTCGACACGGCGTTTCTCTTCGATCTCAAACTGCTTCAACTGTGCTTGGCGGTTTGCATCTTGGATGTTGCCGTATTCTTGAGTTGCTGCGCCCAGACCGTTGCCTTGAAGGGCACCAGAATACATGGCACCACCGATACGCATTAGGGCCTCACCGCGACCAATAGTTAGGTTCGGGATGTCGGAACCACGGCGGTTGCTTGTCTTCTGACCTGTAGAACTCAGGATTGCACCTGAACCTAGTGGGGCACGAGTTGAACCACCACTTACAGAACCACCTGACTGTGTCGACAGGACTGGGTCTGCTGCTGGTTGTGTTGTATTTACAAGTACAGGCTGATCTCCCGTCATACGGCGGTCAATCGCCGCCATGGCGTTGGGAGTGGCGTTTTGGAACTCTGAGACTGCCTGATCCATAGTCTTAGGCTGAACTGAAAGTACAGGCTGTTGCGCTGCGGGTGCCCCAGATGCTGCTAGAACAGGAAGTTGACCTTCCATTTGCTCTAATGTGGTTTGGGTCGGTGTTACAGCGGGTGTCTGACGGCTCAGGACTGTGTCCACAGCACTTGGGTCACTTACGTTTGCCTCGGCTGCGGCCTGTGCGTCTTTTAGTGCCTGTTGTGATTGAGTTGCTTGAGCCAATGCGGCACCAGATGGATCACCATTGCGGCTAGAAGCCTCTAAGATGCCCTGTGCTGTCTGATTGGTGCGCTGGGCCTCTAGGACTGGACCACTTAGGTTCTGGTTGTACGTTTGTTTCGCCAGTTCCTGTGCCCGTGCCTCGTTTTGCAGCATGATCTCACTGCCCATAGACCCATCTGAACGCACTGCGCCAGACTGTGGGTTGTATAGGAGTGTGGATGCCATGGTTGTACCAGCGTTAAGCACGATAGGCACAAATCCAGCATTAGGATCGGCTGCGGGGGCTTCCACTGCGGCTGGGGCCTCTTGTGGTGCCAAAACTGGTGCAGATGGTTGCTGCATGTACTTGGCGTACTCTGGGACAGCGGGTGCCCCATAGAGTTCTTTCAGATACTGTTGGCTTTCTGGTGGTAGCCCACTGATCCATGCAAGTGGGTCTTGAAGTTGACCACCGTATTGCTGTTGGAACTGGGGGTTACTAATGATGTCTTCGAACATTATGAACCTCCAAAACTTCCTAGTCCACTACCGCCAAACAGGGGGTTAAACATTTTGCTCTCCCCGATACCGTTGGGGAAGTATTGCTTCTGGAAACCAAAGCCGTTCATTGCACCACCGATAGCACCCTGTAGTGGGTCCACCATGTTTGGCTTTACGCTCTGAGAGGAGTTAGGTGCTTGACCGAGGATACCTGACTGATACTGCATACGCTGCTGCATCTCGAAGTCGCGTTGGCGTTCAAATGCGTCACGTTGGTCGTTTAGTCGCGCCTGATCGAAGCCGTACATGGTGTTACCTGCGTTCATACCGAAGTTTGCACCCTCGCCTAGTGTATTCATACCTGTGTTATAGGCATTCATAATGGCGTTGTTGGCGTTACCTGCGGCATTCAGTGCGGTACCTTGGTCTGCGAACTGTTGCGCCTGTTGGTTCAGGCTGCGGTCAACCAGTTGGTTCTGGATGTTTGTGGTTACATCAGCCTGACGGTCTTGGTATGCACGTTGAGCAACTGCGTCAGCGACACCAGCGCGACTTGAGTTCATGTTACCAGAACCAGATGCACCTAGGTTGATCCCAGTCAGCGTGTTTTCCATCAAGTTACGGTAGTCATCACGCATTGCATTGCGAACAAGGTCATCCGAATTGTTGGCTGCATAGTTCATTGCAGTTGACAGACGGTCCTGTTGTGCTGCGTTTGCCATACCTTGGTATTGACCGTAGAGGTCTTGTGCGTTCTGACCGAACTGGTTGTTCTGACCCATCATGTTGAAACCAGAGTCCATCATTGATGAACCGTAGGTGCCCATGGTGTTGGCAGTGCCAGTCTGGAACGCATTTGGGTCTGCTAAAGTTTGACCTGTGTAGGCCCCTGTACTTAGGACACCATCAAGGGCTCCTTGAGAGCCTTGTAGGTTAGCGTCTACATATGGTCTGTATTGGTTGAAGCCCGCCATTTGGGCATCTGTGGCTTTGTTTTGTGCGGAGGCTTGCTTGTTTGCGCCCATAAGGCCCAATGCGCCGCCGATAATTGCGCCCCACATATGAAATTCCTTCTCTTTGTGATTATACGGCTACCCACGCAGTACCGTTGTAGACAACAAGACCAGTGTAGCCATTCCCTAGTGGGTTCCATGGCGACACGGCATACCTAACCATCCCTTTACGAACACCATCAGGTGCCCTGTCGGATACTTGGATGGATGCCGCTGCAAGGGTGCGAATAGAGGATTCTAGTTCTCTCAGTTCGTCTTGTAGGTATGGTCCTAGATTGTCAGCATTTAGTGTTGGGGTCTGGCGGCGCACATAGCGCGACACCAGTACATTCAGTTTATCTGATAGTGACATTGTGATGCTTACCTTCGACCAGTAACCACCACCTCCACGTCCATACCTGAGAAGGCAAAGTCCTTGAGTGTGTCACAGGCCAGTTTGTATGATAGGTAACGACCAGACATACGCGTGTCGACTTTGTAGTCTACATTAGCGTCAAAGTGTGTGTCAGGGTCATATTGTGGCGTTGACGTTGGGATAAGACCAGCACCAAAGTTAAACGTAAAGTTACCGTCAGAGTTCGGGGTTGAAATCTGTGGGTACACTTTGTTGATCACTTTGTAGCCTGAAAGTTTAACACCCTGTTCATCTAAGTCGATACCAACACGTTCTAGGTATGGCAGTTGTGATACAGTTGTATCCACAGCCTGTGTCAGTGTACCTAAGTCTACAAGGTCAACCCCGTACATTTTGTTGTCTGGGACTCCGTCTTCGGCCTTCGATATGATCACTGGTCTACGCGAATACTTACTTTCCTGACCGTGGTAAGAACCACCAACAGAAGCATAGGTCTGCGTTGCAGTTGCATATGTAATCACAGAGTCGACGTTTGCCTCAGTACCTGTAACTGCATTTGGTAAGTCTTGGAATGACCAAGTGTCATCTCGGTAGTTATAGACTGCTGCACGGTTACACTCGTTACCATCCGCATAGACAACCATGTCGTCACCCGTGTGGTAACAGAAGTACACTTCCTCTAGTTCTGGATTATGTAACACAAAGCACTTGCTGGACAGCGTGTAGTCGATACCCTTGAAGATATAGTCACGGACACGACCGTCACAGATAGACTGACGCGAGTTACCATCAGTCACATAGATGTCGTCGTTGTCGAACACATAGTGCTTACCGTCTACCTCAACGATGCAGTTTGAGTTAATGACACCGCAGTCGTCAAAGACCTTACGGAAGTTGAAGACAAAGGTACCACCAACGAACTCCATCATCCAAACTTGGTCTTGCGAATAGATCAAGAAGTTGGACCCAAGGGTCGAACCGTCTAGGATCGGGGTGTTCATCTGTACTAGGTCGTTGAAACCAGCGGATGCCTGAGTGTTCGTCTCGTCCCATGTCGATGGAACTTGGTTTGCTAAGGCTGGCGTAGAGAACCTGACGCGACTTGGGTATGGTACACCCGATTCTACCGTGTTTAGGGCAATCAGGAAGTCACCGTAGGAACGCAGGGTTCTTGTGGTGACACCAGTAGGCCAGTTCGGTAGGTTGACGAAGGTGGGTGATGTAGGGACCCGTGCCTTTGGTACACTGTCTGATCTGTTGATGTACTCTACGTCTGCTAAGGTCGTCCCTGTGATCTCTGTTGAGTCTGACTGTACGGTGCCTGTGTAGACTGTCGTAAAGTTACCATTAGAGAACTCACGGATCGTCAGTGTATCATCTACCACCAACACAGTATCATAGCCACTCAAGGACGTTAGACCGTAAGCAAACTTAGGGTTCCACGTTAGTGCAGAAGACACAGCACGATACACTGGACCTGCGGTCACACTGCCATCAGAGAAACGGACGTTCTTGGCCCTAGTAAAACCGTTGATCGGTAGGTTGTATGGGTCAACGTCAGTGACCACACCAACGGAACCAAGTTCACGGATCGGTAAGTTAGGCATGGCCTACTCCTATGTTACAGGTGGTTACTATTGTGGCTTTACGGGCCATGTGACGTTCTGCGGGAAGCCAGCCTGTAATGAAACATCTAGTAACTGCTGGCGGTATGTTGCCCATTCCTGTTGCTTCTCTGGTGTCAAAGATGCCCAACGAAGACCATTGGACGCGATTGGGTCAACCTCATTTGAGAGCCGTTGATCTCGCTCTGAACGCACCTGTACAGTCAGTACCTGTAGTTTGCGCTGGGCATTCTCAACCCACTTGCCACCAACAAAGTCACACCAGATGTGGGGACGTGGGGGGACTAGAGTCTCACCGTCCTGTAGTTCTAGGATTTCATCATCCCCGCCTACTTTGACGTAATACTCACCGTCCTTAATGACGTGTTGTTCTGACATATCTAATGTCCTTATGTTATCTTAACTCTGACCAGTAAGTTATGTTATTGTTGTCGTTGGACAGCCTGTAAAAATAGTCTGG